GATCAAGGATATTCCACTTGTGGTCATCAACCACACCTATAAGGAAATCGGTATGTTTCCGAAGGATATTGTAGGTGGTGGAACAGGATCGTACTTTGCGGCCGACACTATCTGGATCGTCGGCCGCCAACAAGAGAAGGTCGATGGAACAGTTACCGGATTCAACTTCATTCTGAACATTGAGAAGTCACGCCAGGTGAAAGAGAAGTCCAAGTTTCCAGTCACGGCAATCTTCGATTACGGGATTGAACCGTTCTCAGGACTCTTGGAGAATGCCATCGAAGCTGGATTGGTAGAAAAGCCAAGCCCAGGTTGGTATATCAAGAAGGGCTCCAAGACGAAGGTGCGTGAAGCTGACACAAAGGACATGGCATTCTGGAAAGATATCTTAGAGAATGAGGCATTCAATGAGTTTATTTGCAAGAAGTATAAGGTGGCTTACGGAGATATTCTGGCCGTCGAAGCCGACACCACTGAAGAAGGAAAATAAGGATTTTCTCTTTACCGAGATCATTCTTGCCGAGGAGCACGTCAACGCCGTAAAATTGCTTGACGGACCCTATGCGAATGTGGTATATTATTATGGTCATGTGAAGGTGGTGCCTGAGGGTGCCACCCATCGCTTGGCATATCAATACACCATTTGGGATTCTGCTGGATTTACCAAGTCTGCCTTGGTAGAATCAAAAGAGTTTACAACTCTGATAGGCGATGTATTGGTGGCAATCATCGCAGATGAAAACAATTCAGGAGAATATAATGCTCCGTCTCGAAGCGACGATACTGAAGAACCTGATTTATAGCGAACCCTACATGAGGAAGGTGATTCCGTTCCTCAAGGAAGCCTACTTCAAAGAACCAACAGAGCGAATCGTTTTCAAAGAAATCGCTGCGTTTGTTGATAAGTTCAAAAACCCACCAACACACGAAGCCTTGGTTATCAACCTCACTGAGTCCAGAGACCTCAAAGAAGAACAGGTCCGTGATGCAGTGGAGTTGTTGAAGCAGGTCCACCTCGACCGAAAAGAACCGACCGATCTTCCGTGGCTCAATGTACAGACTGAAAAATTCTGTCAAGATTCAGCCCTCTATAATGCTGTCCTTGAAGCCGTCAGCATCATGGACGATACGAAGGGGGGCCCCGAAAAGAAATCAAAGGGATCAATCCCCGAAATCCTCACCCAGGCGCTTGCCGTCTCATTTGATCCTCATGTGGGGCACGATTATATGGAGCAATCGGATTCCCGATTCGACTTCTATCACCACAAAGAAAAGAAGATTCCGTTTGATTTGGAATTCTTCAATAAGATTACTGGGGGTGGATTCTCCATCAAGACATTGAACATTCTCTTGGCTGGTACAGGAGTCGGAAAGACCCTGGTCATGTGTCATATGGCTGCCGCAGCCCTGGCGCGTGGATACAACGTCCTGTATATCACAATGGAAATGGCAGAGGAGCGAATTGCTGAACGTATCGATGCCAACCTCTTGAATGTGGATATCAACTTACTTGAACAGATTCCAAAGATCGACTATGATAAGAAATTCGCTGCCCTGCGCTCGAAAACGCACGGTAAATTGATTATCAAGGAATACCCCACGGCGTCGGCATCCACGCTCCATTTTCGCGCATTACTTAATGAGTTGGCATTGAAGAAGTCTTTTCAGCCGGATTTGATCTTCATTGACTACCTCAACATCTGTGCCTCCTCACGTATTCGACAGGGTGGCAATGTCAATTCCTACACGTACATCAAGGCGATTGCTGAAGAGTTGCGTGGGTTGGCAGTCGAGAATAAGGTACCGATTGTTTCAGCGACACAGACGACCCGTGGAGGATTCGATAACTCCGACCTGGAATTGACAGACACCTCGGAGTCCTTTGGACTGCCGGCGACTGCCGACTTCATGGCAGCGATTATTTCCACAGACGAACTCGACCAGTTGAACCAGTTTATGATAAAAGTGCTCAAGAACCGCTATATGGATAAGAACGTCAACAAGAAATTCGTGGTGGGGGTGGATCGTCCAAAAATGCGACTCTATGACGTGGCATCATCCGCCCAAGTGAACATCTCACAGTCGGGCCAAGCTGTGCCTGCCGCAGATCGTAAACCATTCGAGCGAGTCAAACGTGACTTCAAAGGATTGAAGGTATGAAACTAAATCCAAACATCCAAAAAGACGGACAGATTCTTGTATACGACGATGTTCTGCCTCACTATTTCTGTCAGAAACTTATCGAGAAGTTTGAAACGAATGCCGGAAATGTCCAGGTAGACACAGTTCTCAAAAATGTCCGACACTTTAAGGAAGTCAACATTTCCCAGTATTGGGCAGACGAACATCAAATCATGGTCAACGCGGTCAATACAGCATGGCGATCCTACATGACGGTTGCTAATGTGATGTTTGATGTACAGTGGCCCAGACAGTTTGGTTTTGAGCAATTCAGGATGAAACGCTATCACCCCAACGGCACGGATGAATTTGCTTTGCACACAGACGTAGGTAGCTATGGTTCTGCCCGCCGGTTCCTCGCCTTCCTGTGGTATCTAAACACCGTGGAGGTAGGTGGAGAAACGGGCTTTGGTAAAGACGTGAACAATCCAGACTTGATCGTGCCTGCGGTTGCAGGTCGTGTTCTGATATTTCCTCCGTTGTGGTTGTTCCCTCACTGGGGTGCCAAGCCACAGAGCGGTACCAAGTATATTGTATCGGGGTATCTCCATTACGTGTAACTGACACATAAATAGTGGTTTGGAGGACGTATGGCTGACAATAAGGGTATCCTTTACGAGTCCAAATTGAACAAGTCACTCAAGAAGGCAGGCCTGCAACGCTTGTCCTTCCAGAGCGCCGGTTCCGACTCCAATGCACCAGATGCCGAATTGACGATCAAGCAGAAGCCCTATAAGGTCGAAGTTAAGTTAGATTTGAAGGTAGACTTCGGACAGGGGTCTCTGGATTACGATAAAGAAAAGAAAAAGTGGATTCTAGGTGGTGCTGACACAGATTCCGCCAAGCAGATGCGCGAATTTCTCGAAGTCCTTGGTGTACCCCGTATGGTCAATATGAAGTGGGGGCGCCACGGCGCACCTCGCAAATTCACAGTTCCTTCATCCCAGTACACCCAGAAAGACGTAGATCACGACTATAAGCATTTCACAGACTTCTTTGTGCAAGTGCCCAGTGACTCTGTGGCAAAATACTACGCGAGTAAAAAGACGTATTACATTCAAATTGGCGGAGGTTATGGATTCTACTGGATGGGATCAGACGTAGCTAGGTTAGGAGTTCCAAAGTTTACTGTGAACCTTCGATTGCGTGTGCGCCTCAAGCGTGGGGGCAGCCATCCAATTTATAACTATCGCTTTAGCACAGCATTACAGGCAGTGTCATTGACGAAATCCACCGCAGACCTAGACGATCCAGAATACCTACAGGCCCTCTCTGCCAGGTACGGAAAGAAGTAATGCAACCATTCAAGGAACATATCACCGAAGCCGCCGAGAAGAATCTCCACCTCGAACATCTTGAGGATGAGGTCTTGAATCTTGGGGTCGACGGCGCACGACAGTCTATTGCATTTCTTCAGTCTCTTAGAGCCATGCTATCTGGACATGTGGAGAAGCCTATCAACATCACAACTAAATGGGATGGGGCCCCCGCAGTGTTCTGCGGCATCAATCCAGAGAATGGTAAGTTCTTTGTGGGCACCAAAGGTGTCTTTGCGAAGAATGCGAAACTCAACTACACGGATGCTGATATTGAGAAGAATCATGAAAGCGAAGGGCTACGAGACAAATTACGCATGTGCCTTCACTACCTCCCGAAACTTGGGATCAAGGGTATCCTCCAGGGTGACCTGATGTACACACAGGGCGACCTCAAAACTTCCACGATTGAAGGCGAAAAGTACGTCACTTTCACTCCCAACACGATCACCTATGCGATTCCATTAGGCACGACACTGGCCTCACGTATTGCTTCATCAAAGGTGGGGATCATTTTCCATACTGAGTACCACGGTAAAACTATGGCGGCTCTCAAAGCCTCGTTCCATATCGACATTGGCTATCTGAATCACACGAAGGACGTGTGGTGCCGCGATGCGAGTTTCGTAGATGAATCAGGTACCGCGACGTTTACCGCTAAAGAGTCGGAAGAGTTACATGGTTTGCTTAGTCGTGCTGGATCAATTTTCCAGGGGATCAATGGGAAAGTGTTGAATCAGATTGCCACGAACGAACTCTACCGCGTCTGGGTCAAGACGTTCAATAACACGAAGGTTAGGGAAGGCACTGCCATCACGAACACTACCTCACACACTAATGATTTTATTCGCTGGCTTGACGCGAAGATGACCGCAGCGATTGGCGAAGCCAAGCAACCCGACACCAAGCGCAAGCGCACTCAAGAAAAGACTACCGTGTTGGGGTTCTTCCGCGCTCATGCTCAAGACCTGAAGAACATTTTTGACTTGCAAAATGCGATCATTTATGCTAAACTAATGAT